TCAACTTCTTATACTCACCCAGCTCTTCGGCAGTTAAGTCCTGACCACCCATCTTCCTAGACACTGGAGCTATAGAAACACCCATAGCAGCAATGCGCTTCTGGAACTCTGTCTGCTCAGGGGCTACTGCAACACCAGTCAGAGCCTGCATTGTGTTAGTTTGCATTGGAGCTAACACATTAGGGTCAGCACTAAAGGGTGCATACTTCTCTGGCAGCATCTCTCGGAAGTAGGGAATACGCTGTTGCATCTTCTCTATTGTTGAGACAGCCTCACGCTCAGAGGGGTCGATAGCACGAGCGAATGTGTTAGAGATAGCAGGGACAAAACGCTTAGCAAAGTTGTCAATAATGTCCTTAGCACCACTAGCATCCTTATCAAAGATAGGAACTAAGATGTCGTGAAAACCTTGCATGAAAGTCTTCTGTAACATATTAGCTTTGATGGATGACCAAGCTACATTCCTAGCCTCTTCCCACTCTTTATCCTCTTGTACCTTACCAGCCAAAATGCGGTCAGTCTCAGCAAAAGCATCAGCGGATAACCCCATCACCGTGGCAAATGGTTCAACTCTAGCGTATGAAATCCAAGTATCACCCACCTTAATTGACAATGGTTGCTTACCCTCTGCTTGCCATGTTGCTCTTTCAGCAGGGTCACTAGGTTCAGAACCAGTAAGTCTCCCTTCCTTATGTAACCCATACATACCTAGTGTCATACCAAGACCAACAAGCTGACGAGCGTGCATATCAGCCATACTCATACGCTCAGCCGCTGTTACGAAGTTTACAATCTCTTCACCAGCAGCATTTGTGGTAACCTTCTTTGTAGTGATAGTCTTGGTTGGTCTGATAAGGTAACCAACTCCGGGGATATAACCACCACTCTCTAGGAAGATGTTCCAAGGTGTACGTAAGAATGGTACTATCTGGGTGAAAGTAACTTGGAAAGCATTCCTTCCCTCCCCCTTCAATTCTTGTATCTTTTTCATACTACCAATCAACTCAGATTGGAACGTACCATCCTTAGCATAGTTGCGAACATCAAAGATTGCAGTGTCGAAGTCTTTACCTACTGACTGCTCGAATCGCTCCATGTTCCCATACAAGTCTTCAGCTTTACCAGTTAGGAACACCTCGTCCTTATATTTCTTGTACAAGTCATCATACGAACCTAGCCCATCAGCCTCATCCTTAGAGGCTTTACGACTTAGGTAGTTCATCATACGTTGGCTACGCATACGAGCTTTAAAATACTCGTCGATTGCGACTGTCAACTTGGTGGGTAGTCGAACAATTTTACCAGTCCTACCACCAATCGCTTGGGTCATGTAGTCATAGCTGTCACCTAACAACTGACGGGCTACCTCTGGGTTAATCTCTCCAGTCGTAGGGTCAGGGGTTACACCTAAATCTTGCATCAACTCGTCGAACTTCTTAGGAGATAACCCCAATGACTTAGGGGTTATTGAGAAGTCTACAGGCAACCCACTCTTCCAAGCAGAACTAAAGAAGATAGAGTCATTTTTCCATCCATCAAAGGCAGCAGACAACATCGCTCTAGCAGCCCTTTGTTCCTCTTTCCCTTTAGGTAGGGACTGAAGTACAGCGAGGATAGGTTTAATCAGAGTCTGAATACCGTTACCAATCGTGTTAACCACTGGTGTACCCAGACCTGATAGCATTGAGTTAATTAACAACTCATTTAGCTTCTGTCCAAAGTTAGGTTTCTTACCTGCTAGAGCGCCCTCAAAGGCTGAGCTAACAACCTCAGCAGCTTTCTCTGGGTCAATGCTTTTACTCTTTGCATAAGCATCTAGCATTGGGTCGATAACATTAACAGAGCATACTGGGTTTATTTGTGACATTAGCAAAGCACTCCGGGAAACATATTTTGTACAGTTTTGTTGTTACGAATCTTCTCGCTCAACAGGTTATAAGCGTTCAGCGACCGACCAGCTTTACTGCCTTGTTCTTGTTTGAAAAGCATAACTCCAGTATAATACTGCAAGTCACGCGCCAACTTAGCACCTTCACTATCAACCCATGAGCCACCAGCAGCGCGATGGTCTAAGGCTTTGTCAAGGGCAGCAATACGAGAGTTAAAGGCGTGCCAATAGAAAGGAGCAAAAGCACCGACCTCTTTAGGTTCTAGTGCCTTGTCATTCTTTGACCGTTTAACCATCCACTCTACGATGTTGCCATGTCGTTTCTGAATTACCTTTAGGTATTGTAACCCATCTTCCATATAACCTACAAGACCTCTCTTATGTTTTGAAGCCATCTCCGCTTGTACTTTGGGAGGAAGCATCTTAATCACATCCTGAACACTCATAGAGGTTAGGCGGTTCATCATCTCAGTAGGCGGCAGCGCATCAATACCGGGCATCAAGTCGCTAGCATATTGACGAGCAGGAGACACACCACGAGCACCAACAGACTTAGGTTCTACTGGAGCACCGATAGCCTCTAGTGCTGCTCGGTCCGTCTCAGGGGCTTTAGGGGCTGTCCACTGTTCTTTGTTAACAGGAGGAATGCCTGACCAAAACTGCTGTGACTGAGGGGTTATCTCTGGTTGATCACCAACACCTCGACCCATAGCAGCAGCCTCAGATTCTTGTGCTGCCGTAACTTCTGCTTTGGTACGAGCACGATAGGCTGGAAGATCGATGGCAATACCAGCAGCTTCCATACGGTCCATGAACTCACCATTACTAATGAATGGTTGGTTCGGTTTGCTTGTGTCGCGGAAGTTAATAGTACCATCTCTGTTAGTAACAACCTTAACACCAGCGCGTGCGAGTAGGTTTAAGTCCTCTTCATCCAGCCCATCTTTAATGGTTACTTCTGGCTTGATAGCCTTAGCCACCTTCTTAGGTGCAGAGGCAGTTTCAATTATTCTTGCAGAAGTGCTAGAGGCATCCACTGCTATCTTGTCACCGCTAACCTCACCAGCACCTATCTTCTTAACCAACTCATCACGGGTTGTACGGGCTAGGGCAGAAACCTCAGCATCCGACAAACCTGTTACGCCTTTAACCCAATCCACATAGGCTGCATGGCTAGCACTCTTAGTAGCACCCTTACCAATGATGTATAATGCTTTGTCTAGATCGTTAGCAAAGACAGGAGTAAACTGATTGAAGCGAGGCTTAGCGCCTGATAGGGTACGAGGGAGGTTAAAGTTAACTGTGGGTAGAACTTCTTCCTCAACCTCAAACTGCTTTGTCTGTGGGTTAAACGTAGCGTTCTCAGGGATTTTAGGAGATGCTGGTGTCTCTTTATCCAGCTTAGCTGCAACACCATCTGCGCCGACAGTTTCATCCACCGCCTTCAATGGGTCTTCAGATTTCAGGATTTTAGCTGCATCCTTCTCTGCTTCACCAGCCTTACCAAACCGACCGAACAGCTTACCAAGTCCATAACCAAGACCAGCACCTAAACCAGCCCCTGCTAGGATGTTCATAACCTTACTGTCACCAAACTCTGAATAGGTAGGGTCTAGAACACCACCAGTAGCGCCACCTAGCGCCCCCTTCAGCATCCAACTTAAAGGCTTTAACACGGTAGCAGGGAGTGTTACAGGGTCAAGTCCAGAGCCAGAGAGAAGACCAACCCACCCTGCAATGGGGTTAGTCTCTAGCATCATACGTGCTCGACGCTCATTCTCCAAATCAGCTTTTTCGTCAATGGTTATAAAATCATTCTCAGGAAGCATACCAGCAAGCCCCCTGAGAGATGAAGTGATACCTTGAGACATATTAGATAACAAGGCTTCTCCAGTACCCCAACCCTCTCCTGTTACATACCGTAAAGCGTCCTCACTCATGTCATCATAACGACCCTCCATGTCAGCCTTTAGGTCTTCGTATGAGAGTAAGTCCCAATTTACTTTAGCCATGTTCTAATCCTTTTATTTTACGAGTCCTAAGTCCTTCAACCGTTTGTACCGAAGACCTAATTCTCTCTCAATTGCAGTTGTATCAACCCCTGCTTCCTTCATCCTTTTAACCGTATCCACTAATTTCCGATAGTCCACCAATTGTTTAACCATAGCGGCTGGTACACCTGCCTGTTGCATTTGATCTGGTGACATCTGATCTGGACTAGCTGGTTGTTGGTCAGCAGAAGGGAATGTCATTGGCTTCTCATTCGGTGGAGCAGGAATAACCTCTGGACCTGCACCTACAAGACCGCCTGAATTTAGAAGTCGCTCTGACTCGGCTTGGGATTGGTTATCACCTTCACCGATAGCAGCTCGTTTCTTAGCTAATGCTGCCAGTTTCGCTGCTTTCTCTCCGTCTCCACCACCGCCAGCACCATCGCCTTTAGGAGGAGGTGTATCCGATGGCATCGTGGCTTTAACCCACACACCGTTAATAAGGTCTTCAGTCCAATAGAACTGTCTAGGCTCTAGCACACCCTCTTCGTTCTTCACCATACGAGTTTCTTTACGATCTCGTGTACGGTTTGCAGCTTTAAACTTAGCATCTTCCAAAGCTAAATCTTCAGCTTCCAGCTTACGGGCTTCATTCAAAGCCATCAGATACTGTTTACCCATACCCGGCTTATCAGCTAAAGCGCCAGCAACGGCTTTCATCTTTTGTGCTGGTGTGCCTTTTACAGCGTTACCAGCTTTTATAGCCTCATCTAGGTATGAAGCCTCAACCTCACCAGCAACCTTACCACCAAGCAAGCTACCAGCACCCATGCCAATCATAGTACCAGCATTCTGACCCATAGAGACAACTTGCTGTAACAGCCCCTGACTACCCATCTGAGCAGGGGAAATCATCATGGAGTCTAACGCTGTATTGCGGAGTTGTTGTGGGCTTTGAGTACCAAATAACCCTAAAATTTCACTAGCCATGTTAGCTCCTTATGCTGTTCCCATTGGGTTACTACCATACATATAACCACCGCCACCAGCACTAGCCGCTGCTGGAGTCCCAAAACGTTGTTTCATCAAAGCTGTGCCTAGGTTACCAAACATACCAGCACCAGCCAAGCCACCAGCAAGGTTAGCCTGAGCAGCAGCCTGACCACCAGCCAACAGAGCTTGTGCTTGGTTAGCTCCAGCGGTAGAAGCACGGTTACCAATGTCAGCACCAATCTGCAATGGCTTTAACCCATACTCTTCGATACCTAAACCAGTCTGTAACAAACCAGTACCACGAGAAATAGCGCGGTCAATGTCTGCTTGAGCCATCTGTGTTGATGATGCAGCAAGCTGTTGATCTGCCATAGAACGAGCTAGGTCACGCTGATACTGTTCTGGGTTAATATACCCTGTACCAGCTCCTGCGCCCATTGCAGCCCCTGACAGCCCTAAACCAATACGACCACTCTGCAACTGTTGCTGACGAAGGGCAATGTCTTCTGCACCTCGACTGCCTTGTTGTAGAGCCATCTGTTGGTTATAATAGTTTTGAGCTGCTTTGGTAGGGTCAGACTGAATTTGCCCCATAAACTCACCAGCCCCACCATACATAGCATTACGAAATGCCTGAAGGGTTGGGTCAAGAGTATAACCAGCCTCTTGTTTATCCTCGTCAAAGAAGCTAGTACCAAAGCCAGTCGAGATTGAATACGGCTTAAACTTAGCTGCCTCAGCCGCAATCTTAGCTGACTCAATGCTAGACTGAGCCGACTCACGGGCTGCTGACTGAGCTTGGTTAGCTCCTAAGAGACTTAACCCAATTGGAAGAAGTGTTTCCCACATATTATTTCCTTATAGCGTGTCGTAAGCGGTTACGTTGTCAATAGCACTAAAAGCACCAGCACTAGATAGTTTAGCTACCGCAGTGCCGTTATACTTAAACAACAAGTCTGTACCTACTTCTTCAATAGTGAAAGCGGATAAGGTGTTAATGTTATTCACCGCAGAAGTTACAAAAGCCGTAGTAGCAATCTGAGTAGTGTTATTACCCGCCGTTGCTGTCGGGGCTGTTGGGGTGCCAGTTAAGACGGGAGAGGCACTGTTCGCTTTAGACGTAACAGCAGACGCTATTGCTACCAATTCAGCATCAATCTCTGTACCTTTGATAATCTTATTAGCATCCCCAGTTGGCAAACTATCCTTCGCTGTGAAGTTAGTTAGCTTAGAATAATTTGACATTAGATTTTCCTTCCTGTCTTCATAAAGATGTCCAGTTTTTGAACACTAAAACTTGTGTTATTAACTTCTGTTTCAAAACCTAGTTGAATGACGTTACCAGACCCACCAACAGAAGCGTCTACTTTATCAATCAAACTACCCTTAGAGTATTCTGCAATGTTATACTCATCGATGTTATACTGAGCAGCACTACCAGCTTCAATAATAAAAGGATAAGAATCGTAGGCATCTATATAATCAAAACCACATTTAATAATGAAAGCCTGATTATTGCCACCTATAACTGTTGCTGTTACCTTCTTCAAAATCTTAACCATTGTACTATCTTGCATATCCATGTAAGGGGATAAGAAGCGCATCTGATAGGTGTCTGAGCCGTCTAAATAACCTGAGTATTTATTGATGCCATTAGGATAACCAATGAGAACATCACGGTTTCGTTTACGTAAAAAGCTAGTAGCATGATAGTCCACCCATCGAGTAGCACGAGCAGAGCCATCCTCTAAAGCCTGTCGCATATCTAAGCAATAAACAATGTTTGAAGTTGGAAAGGATAACAGATAAAATGCGTTTACTTCACTATAAAGGCTTTTAACTTGTTTCAATGCAGGGTCAGCAGCAAAAGCAATTTGCAGAAGTTCTGATAAATCATCTCGTATGTTTTTGGTTAAATCCCTCATTGGTAAGGATTTTTCTTGTAACAAACGACCAAGACTGCGGATACCAGTATCTGATAAGAAGATTAAATCATTACCAGTATTCTGAACACTATCACGAGCGACACACCCAACACCAGCAATAATATCTGACAAAGCAAAATTTCCAATAGGGTTTTCAGCGCCGCCATAAACAACAATGTTTTTCTCACAGAAGATGATTAGGAACCCGTTATGAACCGCTAGTGCTACAATTGTGTCTACGTTGTTAGGCAGGACAGAGGATATGTTCAATGTACCGCTAGTGCCTCCATTAAAGGCAGGGAACGTTACATCTGCAATGTCTGTACTCCAATATACTGTAGACCCATCATGTGTCCAGAAGCGTCCATAAGCAGCTATAACATCACGAGGGTAGCTAGAGCCATAACTCTGAGTAACACCCGTGTAATCAGTCATTGTCTGGTAAGCAGGAGAAGCGCTCTCAGTATATACTACAGGCTCATGCCCATCTTGGACAATCAAAGCATGGTCATACAAAGAAGCTCCCTTCCAATAATCATTTGTTATTGTGTAGAGCGCAGGGGTTATGTCTGTAAAGATATTACCAGCATCCCCATTTTTTAGTAGCTTATTATTCCCGCCTGAGATAGTCACAACTGTGTTATCAGCATTAACGTGCTCCATCATAAACTTGATAGGCAGTCCGGATAGTTGGTCAACACCATCAACAGTTTGAGTTACCCACCCTTTTCTAGCACCAATACGTCCAAACTTATCAATGATGCAATTGTCTGCTACTAGAGCAAAATTACTGCTGAGGGTAATACCACTATCTTGGCTGTTAATACCAAAGAATCCGGGAGCAACGACAGATAGTGATTGGATTTGCTTCATACACTATACCACACTGTATCTTCTGGATGACGAGCTGCATCGTAAGCAATCTCATCCGAAATAGCATTCTGAGCCATCATATAAGCATTAACACTTTGCTGACCGCCATCTTCACCACGCTCTTCAATAGCCATTGCTAATGCTGTTAGAATAATTGGTCGATGCGGAATGTAGATAACATCATTATCGTCATTCAATACAGTGTTACGAAGACTTACGTTGAATAACAAACTATATGTAGCGTCTGGGATAGGGTAGACATCTACCTGAGCGTCTCCATCTGAGCTAACACCGTTAAAGTTATAGAACATTGGCTGCCCAGATTGAGGTGCTGCTGTTAAAAACTCAGCGTTAAACCAACTAGCTGTCTTAGGTTGCATTTCAACGTTGCTGGTATCATTCCATACATCAAGAATTTCAAAGTTGTTCTGAGTTCCATTCAATTCATAGTTAAATACACCAGAGGTAGTATTCAAAGCTAATGTGGTACGCAGACTGCTCCAATCCCAAGCATTTTCAATCTGTGCTTTGGCTTCGTTCACAAAGTCACCAATGAGTTTAGAATAGGCAGTTTGTTGAACAGTTCCTACTTCTTTTTCACGTAGACGTCGAAGCACCGCATTGACAAGTTCTAAGTATGTCATTTATTTATTCCTTTGTTGCTATTATACCACATATTTTCAATTTTGTCAAGTGTTATTCACCAGCAAAAGCATATAATGGCATTGCTTGAATGAGGTCGAATGTAACAATAACATCCACAGCCACTGTATTTGTAAGTGTCATCTTATCCCCTGCCTTCATAACCAATTCGCCATTAGCAAACTGGTCAGAGGAACCGCTACCTAATGACTTACCATAAGCAAAACGAATAACATCAGCATAGTTGTTATGAGCGTGTCTCCAGCTCATGTTGTAGGAACCAGTACTGCCAGAGGTATTGGTTACATAAACCATAGTGACAACAGCGTGGTAACCATTAGGAACAGTGAGGATTTCCTGCGCTGTCCCTGCTGCTAGTGATTTACCGATAGAGTGTTTCATTAGATATAACCACCATAAGGGTCAGACATAGTAGGAGCCGAGTAACCACCACTACCATTTCCTTGAGCTGAATAACCATCAGAAGAGTTGCTGAAGGTGGGTGTTACACCATAAGATTGTTCAGCGGCTATACGAGCAGCCTCCATCCCATTTTCAATAGATGACATGGCTTGTGCTCTAGCGATAGCTTCTTGAATTGCATCAGCCGAACGTGTATTCATATTTACGACAGGGGCTGGATTTGCCATAGCCTGTGCTCTAGCGATAGCTTCTTGAATTGCATCGGCTGAACGTGTAGTTCCACCCCTTCCACTAACAACAGGAGCAGCTATTCCAGCAGCTTTAGGTGTAAATGGACTTTGATAACCAGAAGTATCTCCCATCATCACACGAGTATTACCTTGCAGATAATCCATATAGCCTTCTGGACCATATTTAGATAAACCTAGAATAGTTGCTCCCGGCATAACAGCATTACCAAATAAAGTTAAAGCAGAGTTAATACGTGCATTATTTGCTTCCTGTTCTGCTCGTAAGATTGATTGAACCTTATCTTCTGGTAAATTAGCCGCACGTAACTGAGCCTCTCGCTCTACATAGTAATTACGACCTCCAACACCATCACCACCACCAGAAGGCATCGCTCCGAATAACCCTGAACCCGACTGAGCAGCTTTTTTGGCTTCTTCTTCAGCTAAGCGCTTACGTTCTTGAGCGTCTCTAGATTTATAGAAGGGGTCTTCACGGTAACGAGCATTCTCATCAGTCATAGAGGTAACAGAGAGCATAGGGTTACCATTAACAGTAGGCAACACCCCCATCAAATCCTTGACGTAATCTGCAAAAGATTTATCAGCCATTACTTCTTCCCCTTGTTAGTCTTAGCCCGTTGGTTACGCTCAGGCAGCTTACGACCAGCCTTGCTCATAGCGATAGCGACTGCTTGTTTCTGTGGGCGACCCTCTTTAACCAGCATACTGATATTTGAGCTGACAGCTTTGTCGCTCTTACCTTTCTTCAATGGCATATTAACCACCCTTCATATCAATCATTAACACAATGAGCCACCAGATAGCGCCTATCCCGGCTGATACAATACCAATGGCAAGTGAGTTCCACAGGAGGGCTTTACGCCTTTCAGCCTGTTTATAAATTGTCTTCTCTCGTTGTTCCCGTATCTGCCTACGCATCTGGAGCATCTCTCTGTATGTCTCCACACCGTAGCGATAGGTTATAAGCTCTCGCAGCTCATTCTCCATTTGCTGCACCTTCTGCTTATGGACTACAGCCTGAAAAGCCTCTTCCTCTACAGAACCTCCACTGAGCAACTTACGAAACAGAGGTGGATTCTTAGCCTCTTCCTCTGCTTTGTTGATGTCGCTGACACCCTGAAAGAACTTGCCGAAGTAGCCAACGCAATCTTCAATTTCTCTTCCAGCCTCAACAGCCTTTTTAATCATGTTGAATGCGCTAGTTGCTAAGGCAAACGCGCTAACAGGGTCTATCATGTTACTTCCTATATTCTGAAATTATAAAAGAAAAAGCAGTGATGACACCAGCAATCCAGAGAAGTGGTTTAGCCGCTTTAGCTAACCACTCTAACACGGTAAAAGCGCCTTGAGCGGCAGAGAAGGCTTTAACAACCTGCTCTGTTTCCGCTCCTAACTTATCTACCTTGGATTCAACAGCTACGAGCCTATCATATATTTCTTTGTGAGTTACTTCTGTCATAATACGTCTACCACTTTATTTGTTTTAGTAACATCAGCATATCCGGGGTAGATAAGCGCATTAGGATTAAAACGCCTAATTAAAGCCTCATGTTTCTCACCAGCGGTATGTCCTTTCCATCGAGAACCTATTGTACTCATTTTTAGATTATCGTCCCAACGTTGAAAAGACATAATCACAAATCCTGTTTTAGCTCCTCTTTCTTTAAAAGAATCACCGTGTACTTGACCTTCCACTTGTAGAAAAGCTGGTATTTCTAATGGTGTTAACGTTGACCAACAGTTTGATGGTATTTCTATATTCTCAACTCCGGGGTGCTCGTGAGGTGGAACCAAAGGGTTAGGGTGTATTAAATACAATTCTACTTGATACCTACCACTTCTGAACAGACAACTAGACGTTGCATCATCTGTTAAGAACACTTCAAAATCATCAGGAACCAACATTGGTTTACCATTTTTGAAATACCATTCAACAAAATCTGCTAACTTATCAAAATTTGGTAACGCAATGGATTTCATGTTATTCTTTTTTCACAAGTCCATTAAGAACTTTTGTTAAAGCCTCTGCCTTTGGCACCATATCTGGTGAAATAATATCACCTTCCTCATCTCTCAAAGCATGGATACAATAAGCAATAGCTTGGTCTGAATCTGCTTTTAAAGAATGGAGGACGTCAGCTTTGATAAATATCATTTGAGGTGCTGTAAATACAGTTTCTTCACCATCAATTGTTACCTTCAAACGACCTTTTGCTAGTAATGTTAAATGGTCAAAAGTATGTGCATGAGGTATTTCTGCATCACCTGTTTTGTCAAAACACATTTGTCTAACAAACAAATTAGACACTAAACCAATATTTACATTAGGTTGACTCATTTTTATTTCCTTCTACTATTAAAGTTGGAATAGAACCAGTAGTAGGTGTGAAAAATAAAAATTCTTGTTCCATCAGTTTAGGCTCTTCTTTATTATGATTTCTCAAACTAGATAAAACGCCAATTGTTCCTGCTTTTGGTGTATAAGTTGTTTGCATTCTTTCTAACCAGATAGGTACAGGAGAAAAAGAATGTATGACATCTTCTAAATCTTCACCTACATAGGGTAGTCGAACTCCCACGGTTATGGTTTCATGCCCGGTAGCAGAATAAACTATCTCCATACATCTATTCTCTTCACTAACACTTTTTATATTATAGATATAGTTTATTTCTTGCATTAGATCAAACTCCCGTTTCTAGTTCCTGTGGCTAACCAAGTTACATAACTGTTTCCTGAAACAACATAACCGCCTGAACCACCCGCGCCGCCACTTCCAGTTGAAGTCATATCTTGGCTAATTCCAGTTTGACCAGCGTTCCCATTAGAACCCCAACCACCGCCATCACCTCCACGCGCCCTGTTATAATAACTATAACCAGAACCAGCACCACCACTTCCAGCCGATGACACAGTACCACTACCGCCACTAGCGCCACCAACAGCAACGTTGTAATTTCCCGGCGAACCTCCTGATGTATTTGTTAAACCAGTACGACCGCCACCACCGCCACCGCCAGCGTATCTTTGATATGAGCCGTAGCCAGAAGCATAATAATAAGCAGCACCGCCGCCACCGCCACCGCCACCACCGCCAGCAATTGTATTATTATTTTGAATTTCAGTAGGGCTGGAAACAAGGATAGCGCCTCCTGCGTTACCTCCCGGACTTCCGTTTAGTGGTGTACCCCCGTTACCCCCGTTACCCCCGTTACCACCATCACCAACAATAATACCGTTGTTGATTATCTTTACTCCGTTAGGGAAGCCACTAACAGTTAAAGCAGGAGTACTTGTTGAATTAGATGTAATATACAATCCTGAGTTAATTGTAACAACTACTTTTGATGACCCATTCCATCCAGCGGTAGTTGCTAGTGACGACAAATTAGCGTTAGTTTGAGTAGATGAAATTGTGAAAGCAAACTCATTAGCTTTACCATAGCCATTCGATAAAGAAATAGCTCCACTACTAACTCCAAACAAAGAACGTGTAGTAGCGTCATTCAAACTACGTGTTGCTGTCGCTGAAACACCTAATTCAGTGTTTACTTGACTAAGGGAAATACTCCCAGAACTAGGTAATGCCATTATACACTCCCGTAAGCAGTTACGTTACCGACAACCGTAAGGTTGCCACTTGAATCCAATTTAGCTTTATTAGTACCTGAGACTGCAAAGTACAAAACACCAGCACTTTCAGTTACAGTCCATGTACCAGTAGAAAGGTTAGTTGCTGTCGTAGCTGAGGTTGCTGAAGTAGCTGAACCAGCAGAAGTAGCTGAGGTAGCTGTGGCAGCGTTACCCGTGATGTTAATACCCCAAGTACCGCTTGCTCCAGTGCCTGTTAAAGGAGCTTTACCGTCTAAAGCAGTCTGCAACCCATCCACGTTACTAATAATGTGGTTATGGCTATCATCGGCAACAGTAACAGTAATTGCTGTTGTGCCTGAACCAGAAACATCACCAGACAGTGTAATTGTTTGGTTACCAGTTAAATAAGAACCTGTTGGTTGTTTGCTATCCAAAGCCGCTTGCAACCCATCCACGTTACTAATAATGTGGTTATGGCTATCATCGGCAACTACAGCAGTAATTGTTGCGTTAGCGCTACCATCAAAACTAACACTACCAGAAACATCACCACTTAAACCAATAGTACGTGCAGTAGCTAGTTTTGTTGCCGTAGCTGCGTTACCAGTAGTGTTCTGGTTCCACGTAGGAACTGTGCCTGTCAGGTTAGCATAAGGAACAGCAGCAGCCGTACCAGCAGAAGTAGCATAATCAGCCGTAGCTGCATTGCCTGTGGTGTTTTGGTTCCATGTAGGGACTGTTCCCGTCAAACCAGAGTATGCAACGTTGGTAGCCGTAGCTGCTAATGTAGCCGTAGCTGCATTACCTACCAAAGCACCGTAGAAAGTAGCAGCTTGAATGTCACCTAAACTGAAAGACGCATGAGATGTGTTAATTTCAGGGGAAGCATCAGGCTCTGGTGTGTACCCATCAAAAGCCTTCCAACGACCATCGGTAGCATCACGGAAGAAACCAGCATGAGCATAAGACCCATCGTTGTAGTTACCCGCAAAACCCAAATCAGGGTTAGTAACAGAACTACCTGAGTTGAGGTAAATCATGTTATCCTCAACCGCCAAGTTTGCGGTGTCAATGGTTGTTGTTGTGCCGTTAACAGTTAGGTCACCAGTTACAACCAAAGCCCCACCAACTTCTAAACCATCGGTTGTGGTCAAGCTATACAAAGTAGCTGTACTATTAGGGGCAATAAAAGCTGAAACATCTTCGACAGCCGCTGTACCCAAACCAAGGTTACTACGAGCAGTAGGAATAGAGGAGACATCAGATAAGTTGTTAGATGCAAACATAGCACCTGACAACGAAGCGTAAGCAGCAATCCAGTTTGTACCACTCCAGACTTTCATAACACCAGTTACTGAGTCAAAGTACAATGCGCCAGTCAACAACGCATTACCATCATTATCTACTGATGGGTCAGATGTCTTTGAGCCAAGGTAACGGTCATCGAAAGCGTCAAATGAGGCGGCTGCGGCGGCTTCTGAGGCGCTTGCTGCGCTTGCTGAGGCTGCGGCATTAGTCTCGCTTGTTGCGGCTGCTGAGGCGCTGTTAGAAGCGTTTGTAGCACTTGTAGCGGCATTGCTAGCTGAAGTTGCTGCGGCTGACTCACTAGCGGCTGCTTCACTTGCTTTAGTTGTAGCCGTAGACGCGCTAGAAGAGGCGTTAGAGGCGCTAGAAGCTGCATTAGAGGCAGAGGTAGCAGCAGCACTTTCGGAAGCTGCGGCGGCTGTTTCTGAGGCGGCTGAAGCTGTCTCCGAAGCTGCGGCGGCAGAAGCACTTGTAGCAGCGTTAGAGGCAGAAGTTGATGCTTCGCTAGCTTTGGTCGTAGCTGTGCCTGCACTTGTAGATGCACTTGAAGCAGAAGAAGAAGCATTAGAAGCTGAAGTTGCTGCGTTAGTTTCTGAAGTAGAAGCAGCAGAAGCACTAGCAGCAGCGTTAGTTTCTGACGTAGCGGCAGCACTTTCACTAGCAGCGGCAGCAGCTACAGCAGCGTCTACAGCGGCTGTACTACCATAAATAGCCAAAGTAGAAGCAGCACTTGTAGAAGCAGAAGTAGCACTTGTAGCGGCTTCGTTAGCACTTGTAGCGGCACCAGTGGCTGAGGCTGCGGCAGCGGTTGCACTTAAAGTAGCACTATCAGATGAAGCCAATGCGGAAGCGGCTGAAAAGTTAGCGTTACTTGCGCTAGTGGCTGCGTTAGTAGCAGAGGTGCCAGCGGCAGAAGCACTTGTAGCCGCGTTAGTTTCAGACGTAGCGGCGTTGGTTGCTGATGTAGCAGCAGAAGTAGCAGATGTCGCGGCATTGGTTGCACTTGTAGCGGCTTCCAACGCCTTTGTTGTAATAACTGATATGGAAGCGTCTTGCTCGTTAGAGCCAGCACCGCCTAGACCACGATAGATAGCCATATTTTCTCCTTGTTAAACTCTTGGTGAAAGGCTCTAACTAAAGCCCTTTAACAAAAGGGGAAGCCCTCCGAAGAGAGCCTCCCTAGCCTAATTAGGCTGTCATTGCAATTGCAACAGCAGCTTCATCACGCAACTCTTTTACGCCATACAGCATATCAGAGGTGAACAATGTACCCAAGTACTCTTGCTTGTACTGAGTCTGTGAGCGAACGCCCATTTGCTCAGCCAACACGAAAGCGTCCTTGTGGAACATCATACCGATACGAGCGTCACCAGTGGCAGTCTCGCAGTTGGTAGAGACATAAACCTTCACGCCATAGACGTTACCGATTTCGCCGTTGCGGATAGTGTTGCTACCGCCAACGTCACCAACGAAAGCCTGCTCAGTGAAACGAGCCAAGCCCATCATCACGTTACGAGCGACAGGAGGCAACACCAACACGCGACCGTCCATAGGTACATCGGCATCGTCCAAAGTTTGGATGATTTTGCGGATACCAGCGTCAGTGATAGCGGCTTCGTTGCTACCAGTGTACAGGGTAGAGCCATCAGAAGCGATAACAGCCTTATCATAAGCGATAGTACCGTCACCACCTTGAGCGCCACGACCCAATTGCAACAGGTCGGTGTCAACTTGCTTAGCCAAAGCGTAGCCAGCGTCACCAGTGTAGAATTTACGCAGTGATGCCAAAGCCTGAACTTCGGTGATGTCTTCGATCAAGCGGCTAT